TTGCACCAATACTGGCAATCAACCTTCAACTAGTTCACCAACGGCATCGTCACGTAACTTAAATATTGTTTCAGACAGTGCAGATGGCGTAATTATTATTTGGGATGATACAAGAAATAGTGGTACGACAGGTACAGATATTTACGCACAAAGAATAAAAGCAGATAAAACCATTATGTGGGCTACTAATGGAGTTTTAGTAACTAATGCAACAGGCAACCAAACTTCTCCTGTAAGTTTAACAAATGGCTCGAGAGGAGTTTTAATAGCTTGGCCAGATAGTAGAACAACAACAAACGGAGAAATATATGCATCTAACTTACTACTAACAGGTGTTTTACCTCTTACCTATAATAGCATTGCTGCAACAACAAAAAACAGTACTGTAGTTGTAAATTGGCAAACAAGTAACGAAGTGAATACCAATAATTTTGTAGTACAACGTAGTGCTGATGGCACACAGTTTTATAAAGTTGGCACTGTAAAAGCAAACGGTATTGGTGGCAAATATGCATTTACCGATTTTGCTCCACTTCAAGGAAGTAATTATTATCGCATTCAGTCTGTAGATAAAGATGGTTTTACACAATTATCTAGCACCGTAAAAGCAAATACAGAAAACTTAATAATAGAAGCAACTGTTCGAGTATATCCAAATCCTACGGTTACCAATACTTTACAAGTTCAGTTCAATAATATAGAATTGGGTAATTATTTTGCAAAAATTATTGACATAAATGGTCGCTTATTACAACAAGAAAAAATGTTTATTCAAAGCGGATCAACAAGTAAAAATGTTCAACTTAACAATGCAATTCAAGCAGGTAATTATGTGCTTCAAATTGTAGATACACAAGGAAAAATAATCGGCAGCAAAACGTTTACAAAACAATAAAAAGAGTTTCTTTTTAAAAATAAAAGATTAATCGGCAAAACCAAACATGCAAACAAGTTTGAGTTTTTTTGAAAAATTTTGTTTCATTTTTTCGAATGTATGCCTTTTTGTCAATTCAATTTGAATTATAGAGGCTTTAATTTGGCTGTAAACCCTCCTTAAACTACATTTACACCGCTAACAAAACAATAAATTTTTACCCTTACAGGTTGCACAGAAGGAATTGCTGGAGTGGCCTGTAAGGGTTTTTTGTTTTGTTAGCACACGCAAATAAACACTCCAGCGTATGTACTGAACCCCAAACAGCTGGTTTGTTAGCATACGATTTGCAAAGCATCCAGCTGCATTTTTTAAAAGAACTTACATAGAAAAAGGGGCTTAAAGCCCCTTTTTTAAATTGGATAGTTGGTTGTAACAACCTCAATTTTCTTTTTACTTTTTGTGTTGCTTGCTGCTAATTGCATAACAAATTCTTTTTGATACCACTTGTGTTTTTTACAATACTTGGTTAACTCTTCATTGTGGTATGTGCTTAGCATAAACTTACCTTCAAGCGTTGCCATTGTTGCAAGTAACTCATTAAAGTTTGCTTGCGTATAACCACTATAGTGGCCTTGGTCTGCACCTACATAAGGTGGGTCAATATAATGAAATGCTTCAGGCTTATCTCTATGCTTTAATACATAACATGCATCGTTGTTTTCTATTGTAGCATATCTAAGCCTTTCTGCATATTCTTGACCAAATTGTTCAATTTTAACTTGAACCTTATTAGCACATTTGCCGTAATGGTCTAAAGCCCATGAACCAACTTGACTACTATGTCCCATGTTTGTAGCTACCCAAAAAGCCCATGCACGTTGAACAGGTGTAAAAAGCTGTGGCACATCATAAATAACCATTGCACGTTTATAAACTATTCTGCTGTGAATGGTAAGTTCTACTTCTTGCTGTAAAGCTTTATAATCTGTTTTAAGAACGTTGTAAAAGTTAATTACATTACCATTGATGTCGTTTATAACTTCTACTTTACTAGGCTCTTTACCCCAAAAAACCGCACCACCTCCAAAGTAAACTTCTGTATAAATTGTGTGTGCTGGTATCAAAGGCAATATGTGCCTCAACATCATTTGTTTGCCGCCGTAATAGCTAATCGGCGTTCTCATTTTTGCTTGCATCCTTAACGGTTTTCTGAACCCCGTTATTAATACTAAAATCTTTATTTCAAAGAACTTGGTTTAACTACTTGTTTGGGTTTAAACTTGTATCAGCAGCTTGTCTTTGTATTTTTTCAATCAATTCATTCGCTTCAGCTGCTGATATAACTGGCGATCTTTTCAGGCTTTCTATAATTTTAACTGCATCGTTTTCGCTTAAATTAAAACGATAAGATTTTGGCGAGTTGAAACCAAAAACAGCTCCAACAACTAATAAAATGAATAGTGTCTTTTTCATTGTTATAATTTAACTAGTGAATTTTTCTAAAATTTTGTCAACGTAATCAATCTCTTCAAGCCTTTGGTGATTGATATTTTCTTTTTGTGCAAGTAGTTCTGCTTTTTAGTAAACTGTTACTAACTCGCCATTTTCATCATAATTATGAACTTTCCCGTCTATACAAGGAAACCTGTGATTTGCTGGTAATTGTGACATATTATAGGAATTTATTTACAATAAATACAAAATCTCCACTTGGTGGGTCTATTGCAGATGCTGTAGGATTGAATACATCTAACGCTATTGTGTTTGTTGCTGTAACTCGTGGCTTTCCCCATATTAATCCTACTGATTGTGATACAATTGGAATTGACACATCAGCTATGTCTGCTTCAACTGCATTAATTAATGTAACAGTTAATGTTGCTGTTGCTCCAGCTGCTATGCTTGGAAAATCAAGCGTTGCCGTTGTTCTTAATGCTCTAGGAGTAAGATGGGCTATTCCGTTAACATTCCAAATCAGACTGCCTCCAACTCTATTTAATAGGCCATTCTGAACAGTTGTTTGATTTACGCCATCGGGGAAAAATATTTGTCCTGTGTTAGCTGATTCCGTTGATGCTCCTAAATTTATTTGTGCTGCAATCGTTGTAGTAAATTTGGTGGTAATGTTTGAGAAGATTGAATTACCACTTACTATTAAACCGTTTGTTGGGGCTTCAATATCATTTAAACCAATACACGTTGAGCCAATGACATTTAGAGTATTTTTAAAGTCCGGTTGAACTGGAAGACCATTTGGGTTTATTATAATTCCTCTGGCACTAGCAAATAATGTTGTTTTATCAATACCGAATAGAAAAGAAATTGATCTTCCGTTTAACGTTGCCCTACCTAATGGGTCTCCAAGTATCGATTCCATTTTTTCGCCACTACCAACAGCATTTCTAAATCTTAAACCTATTGAATTAACAGTATTACCTTGTACAGGTACTATTCCTGTAGTTGCCCATATTACATTGTTTAATGTAAAGTTATAAGGACCTCCTGAAATGCCACTTGTTTCAATTGCAGTTCCTGTTCCAAAATTATTCTCCCACTCCCATCTTCTAATTAAACCATTGATAGGTATAACCGCATTCCCTATGCCTCCATTATAAATTAAGTCAATATCGCCGCTAACTCCATTTTGAGTTAGAACTCTGTTGTATACAAGTATTTGGTCTAATTCGCAAGTGGACATATCAGCGAATGATTTATTAAGAGCATTTCCTAAATAAATAAACCCACTTGAAGGATTAGGTATAGAAGATATCCAAAGAGCTGCAACGAGTAATTTGTTAATATATATTTTAGTAGTAAATCCATCAAATGTTACTGCAAAGTGAACCCAATTAGACCTTGAAAAATTATTTTGAATAATGTTAAAGCCTATACCTTGATTAACATTACTAAACCAAATAAATCTATCTGAATCATATCTGTTTAAACTAAACCAATTACCGTTTCTGTCACCAATTGCAAATATAAGGTCAAAGCCAGTGTAACCTCCGTAAACCCATCCACTTACACTCCAGTTATCTTGTTCTGTGTACGGAGCTGTACCTCCAGAATTTGTATTTAATTGAATAGAATTTCCAGATCCACTCAGTTGCAATGCTGAGTTGTATAATGTTAGCGAATTATCGTTTATACTCCTTTCAAAATACGCAAATGAACTATCTTGACTATTTACAAGTCTTAATGTTGGTGTTTGATTAAAGATACTTACTACACCCATATTAACTTTATCACCAAAAATCGTATCATTATTTCTATTCTTACCAACATAAGCATTGGTATCAATTCTTATTATTCCGTTACTAAAAGTTAGTGGAGTTAATACAGAAATTGAACTTCTTGCAGCGTTTGTAAAATCGCTAATTGTACTAGCCAACTGAGTTCCTGTATGATTAGATCGTTGTGTTGCATCAACATTTGGCACGTTGGTTAAAAAACTTCTATTTACTGACAAATCTTGTGCAGAAGTTCCACTGCCTACGGTGATGGTTGTGGCTTTATCGGCTTTGTTGTTAAGGCTATTATTAAGTCCTACAACATCATTTACGCCTAACTCTATTCTACCAGTGCTACTTGCAAATTTACCATTCACATTGGTAGGCATTGTGTTAGTTGTTGGCAATGAAGTATCAGCAACAAGTAGCGTTGTTAAAACCCCGTTTCTAAAGCTTTGAAAGTTACCTTCTCCGCTAAAGCCTATATAATTAGAATTGACTTCGTTGTATGCTCGTATTATTCCAGTGCCTATTCCTGATCCAAAAGTAGATTTATAAGCCGCAATTAAATTATTGGTGTTGTTTTTTAATAATACACTATCTAAAAAAATATTCGTTGCTGCAAATGTGTTGTTAAAATTTACTCTTGCATATCTATTGTCTGCATCGGTTTGAGTAAGCTTTGAGTTTGCCAATGATTTAACAACAGCTATGCTATCTAAAAAACGCTGCAACCTTGTATATCTTCCATCACCAACAGTTGTGTCTAATCCGCCAATATTTGACCTTGCAATTTTTACAAATAAACCATTTTTAAATGCTGCAATACTATCTGCGGAATTATCAGCTAAAGCATATGTTAGTCTTATGTTAGGTGTCAAGATACTATCGCCTTGCAACAAGGTTCTTTTCCCTGTAACGTTGTTTAACAAGGTAGCACTGTCCTTATTTATTCTTGTTATTCCAGATGTAGCAGGGTTAACCGTGTAACCTAGAGAAGATAAGTAACTTGCAATTGTTAAAGTTCCTTGATTAAAATAAGCGTTTGTCAAAACCAAAGAATTGCCAACAAGTTCACTTGTACGAATCCCCGAAGAGTTTATTTTGGTTTCAAAATTATATGCACCATTAGTAGTATCTGTTACATTTCTCAATGTTATACCTGTACTATCAAATGAAGTTGTGGAAGCACCTGTAGGCAAACTATTAAAAAAAGTAAATGACCTTCCATTAAGATAATGCTTTCTATTAGCTGTGAGAACTAAATTGGTATTAGCCATATTTTGACCGCTACCTGAAACCGATTTAATGTTGTTTTGAAAGTACTGTTTAATAGTTGCAGCAGGAGCAATGATAGTTAAGTCATTGGTTGATAAACTAGTATCTGTTGTTACATTTGTTATCCTTGCATCTTTAATGCGTAAGCTTTGTTTTACTCTCAAGCTATCAACTTGCTGTTGAGCATTTGCCCAAATTGCAAAAAGCAATAAAATGGCTGTGATGATTCTTTTCATATTACTGTTTATATATTTTGATGATTGCGTTTTGTGGTACATTACTGAAGTAAAATGTTTGTGCAGCTGCACCAGTTACATAGCTGTATTCAATTAATCCTTTACCATTGGTAATGTTAATTCCATCGCTGTACTCAACTCCACCTTCAGTTGTTCCAACCGTAACCACTGCATCTTGGTTGCTGAAGATTAAAATAGCGGTTACCCATGTGTATGCAGGTATTTGTACCGTTGCTACATTGCTTGCAATAATCGGCATTAATGCAGCCACAGCATTACTGTTGGCTTTTCCATTTAAGACATCAATTAATCCTTCAATTGCCGACACAGGAATAACTTCATCTTTAAAAAAGATATAATCGAAGCTTTGGGCAAACTGCTCTTCAGTTGGCTTATCGTTTTTTTGAAACCATTGTTTTACTATGTTTTTAAACTGGCTCATTTATTACCCTACGAATTTTATAAATACAACTATTCTAAATGGAGGCATGTTGTTGTGTGGCTGGCTTCCTCCAGCTGAACCTGTGGCATTTATAGGAATTGAAAAATTGTAAGGCCCACCTGTATAATTTTGTCCTCCTGAACCTGCATTTCTTACAGCATTATTAATTGGATGCGAATGTGCAGGCATTTCATCTTCAGTAAGTGTATGCGTTTCTGCACCACCTGTTGCACCAATGGTATTGTAATTAATATTGGTACGGTCTGCTATTAATGGAAAGCGGCCACGCCATTCTGCTTCATCAACTTCAACCCAACCATCAGGAATTAAATTAGCTGGCTTCATCCAGTATAAATAACTTCCCCATTCTTGTGTACCGTTGTTATCATAAGGCAATAAAGGAGCAATTATTTTTTCCAATTTATCCATCCTAGCTAATAACCCATTATTGGGATTATTACGTTTAAAATCTGCCCACAACCATTCTGTATTTACATTACCACTTACACCAAAAGTGGCAGTTCTAACCCTGTAGTATGCATTATTACCGCCTCCAAAAAAATTCCGATTAATTACTTGTTCTGTAATTATTACTTTAATGCCATTATTTACTGGCCCACCTGTAAATGGCAAAACTTCACCTTTTATAACTACCCATCCATCACTTACTACACCAGCAGCTTCAGTACAACCATCTAATATGTAACTGATACCAGCTAAGTTGCTCAGTTGTTGTATCTGCTCTAGCTGCTCTTGCTGATAACGCAGCATAGTAGAGCTTAGCGGAAAACCTTGTAAAATGCTATAATCAATTCTTTTCATGATTAAAATGTTTCTATGTTGTAGTTTTTGCCGGGTAACTTGTAGGTGTTGATTTGGCTTTTTAGAAAATTCAATTTTGTATCTGTATCAACTACTGAAGCTGGCACATGCACTGTAAAGTCTATTCCACTATCTGCATACATGTTATCAGGCCACAGGTATATATCGTTTGTAACATCAATATCTCTTACATCTTCATCAGGCCATGCAAAAACCCCTTGTATGCCGTTAAAGTCTGTTATATATATTCGGCGAAGCTGTGTGTCGCATTTATCATTACAAACCTTTCTTAAATAACACACTTGACTGTTGTGGCTCAAGTAGTAAAGGGTTTCTTTTCTAAAGTTTGTAAACCTGTTATAAAGCTGCCTTAAAGGAAAAGTAGCAGCCCACACCATTTGCATGTTGCGACCTTTGTTCAATGGTTTTTGCATATACCATTGTGCTAGCTTTTTTAAATCAACCAACCACATCGGCTATATAATTTATTATTAAACCATTGTTTTCAAAAACCGCATAACCAGCATCAGGAACAAACGAACTATTTACATTGATATATTGATTGTTACCTGTTTTCTTTTGCAACAAAACCAAGTCGGCTCTGTTTCTACTTACGCCATAAGCACTTTGTACAGCATCAATAAAACGACTGGCAATAAACTCACCATTAAAGCCTAAATTGAAAGGATAAGCCAATGCAGCTTCTTCAATTGGTTTACCACCAGCACCATCTAATCGATTGCCCAAAGAATCTAAAAGCATAGGGTTGTAATACACGTTTAAACTTGCTTTAATTACATCGGCAGCTTGGTTATAAACCAAAACAACTACGCCTGCATCTTTTATTTCCTCGATGTAGGTTATTAAAGCCAACTCTTGTGGTGCGGTTAATGCTATTGGAATACCTTGCCCATTTCTACCAGCTACTTTTACTTGTAGCACTCGTAATTGATTTACGGTTGTTTCGTTAATAGCACAATACTTTACTATTTTGCTAAATTCTATCTGCTGAGGTGTAAAGCCTGTAGTGTTAAACTTGTCGCTATCTGTAACTAAAGGAATACCATAGCAGAAGTCTAAAATCTTGTTTCTATACCAATTGCGAGTGTGAGGTTTTAAACGATCTATAATATCCAATACCGTTTGTACAAACGTTTCAAAAATTACCTCACAAGTGTGTGTAATAAAGGCAACGGTAAAAAAGAAACTACGCCAAAAAGCGAAACTACTATCGTTTTCTTCATACATTTCTACAGCATCAACATCACCAATAGCAGTAGCATCTGCAATGGCCTTTTGCCTCATTATTTCAAATATTTCTTGTGTAGTTCTTGCTGCCATTGTTTAAATTTTAACTAATCACAAAGTCTTCACCAATTGCCCAATAATTAATTCCTTGTTCTTGTTGTTGCTGCTCTTGTTCTGCTTGTGTAGCATTACTAGCAGGAATAACTTGTTTATTGCTAAAAAATGCTACAACATCTTTGTTATCAGTGGTTACTTCAGGAAGTAGTAATTCTGTACCAACAGCAACATCTTGTGTAATGTCTTCAAACACATTCAGCTTTACTATGTCGAATAAAGCTTCAGCATTGCCACAATGTTGAATAGCAACATCTAACAAGGTTTGTCCTTCTTGTACAATTGCCATTTTAAGAACGTGTTTTAAATAACAAAAAGAGTATTAGCAATAATGCACCTAACAACAATAGATTAAAGGCTAAGCTTATCCATGCCCATTGTGGAGCTTTTACCACCACTTCTACCTTTTTAGCTTGTGTAGCTATTTTGGTAAGTCTTGTTATTTCTGTGGTTAACAATTGAAGCGTTTGGTCTTTGCTGCTGCAACTAATGTTTAGTTTGCCGTAAGCATCCATCCAATACTCTAATTGCACTTTACTGTTAGGGTCTACAATGGTTGTTTTTTCGCCAGTTTTAAACGTTTTTAAAAAGGCTTTAAACAAACTATCGGTATTGGTATTTGAGGCGTTTGTTGGCAAAGTATTACGCCATATTTTGTATAAGCTATCATAGTTTATAGAACCAGCTACATTTGCTCCTGGTACTAAAACAGGAACGTACTCTTTTTTAATAATAGTGCTATCGCTTTTATCGGTTGAGTTTGTAGTTTCAGGCTTTATTACTTTACAAGAAGCAACCAATCCAATTGTTGTAGCAACAGCAATCATTTTTACAGTATCGCTAGGCTTTTTTATGCTTGAAAGCTTATCAATACCTAATGTTAAAATGGTTAATAAACCACTGAATATTTTAGTTGAAATCGTACTATTTGGATTAACATCTCTCAAGTTCTCAACCACACTGTAAGCTTCAGTATAAATGATGAAGATTAGTACAACATCATTTATCCATCTAACCATGTCGTTATCCTTAGGCAAAGCATTGCCTAACAATGCACCTAATAGGATAATTCCGATGTATTGGATGAGTTTTTTTATACTGTTTCTAAAGCCTGTACTAGTAATAGCTACCTTATTTACGGCAGACTTAATCAATCCAGTTACAAAGTCTAAACCAATAATGGCAAAAGCCCAAGCTAATAAATTAGCGTTGGGTAAAAATTGAATTTGTAAAAATCCTAAAATGGTGCTTATGCTTAAGAAGCTTGCTGTTTTCATGTTTATGGTAGTTTTAAAAATTGAGTTTTTGGGATGAATTTTTTTGCATTGTGCATGGCTAATAATTCTCTCCAATGTTTGTTATAGGTAAATTGTAAGTGTGGGCTATCAGGTAAGCTTCTAAAGTCGCCACCCCATTCCCAACCAGCAGCTTTAAAAGCATTTACTACTTCCATCCAATCAGCTTGTCCATCTCTGTCAAAATCTTTCAAGGTATCCCAGCTAACTGTTTCATAATTGCCATCGCCATTCAAATCGTACATAAGAACAAAATCAAAAGCTAAACGATAGTTATGATAGCTCTGGCCGCCTCTGCTATTGCTTACTTTTGGGCGTTTTCTAAAAAGAGCATCCTGTTCAGCAAAAGTTCTAAAAGTTGCAGTAACCCTAACTTGTATAGTTTTAGGAAAATTTATTTCAACCTTATTGATTATTTCTACTACTTGGTTAATCAAAGTAGGGTGCAGTTGCTGCACTCTTGGTAAACTTATTCTTGCATCTCTCATAATTCTATTTTTACGTTGTTAACACCTTCGCTTGTATCAATGCTAGCACTACCGTAACCATCCAGCTCTAGTTCAATTTTTAATTCTCTTTCAAAGGATCTCACGTTGGCTACTCTTTGTTTCAAACGGCCGTACAATCCAAATCCTGCCGTAGGGTTGTATTTTATCGCTCCTTTTTCTGTAATTGCCAATAGCTGTACATGTTGTTCATCACTATTGGTAATTACCATATCTTGATTATCAATCACTACCTGAAAATTGTCATCCAATAAAATATCCTTTCTCATGATTAAACAATTTTTGCCATTCCTACTACCGCTCCATTTGGTGCGTTTAAACCTAAAGCTGGCACAGTGGCATCGGCTTTAAAATGGTTTATTATTGCTTCAGCATCTGCTTTACAAATTGCCAATCTTACCCCTTCCAATGTGCCATGTTCAGCAATTAATTCATCCATTGTTTTATTATCAAATGCAGCTCTAGCGTTGTATAACAAAAGGCCTAAAACATCTTTATTCAGTGGCATTATTTCAAAAGGTTGTTTATTTTAGTTTGTGCCTGCTGCAACTTTAAATAGTTGGGGTTGTTGCCATACAAAACAGTTATCTGTTTTACCGCATCTATCATTAGTGTAAGCACATCTTTTAAATTGTCCTGTTCTTTTTTTACCACCACTCCTTCAGCACTAATTTTTACTTCTACTGTGGCAATTTTTACATGTATCTTTTCAATCTCACTAGCTTGAATAATGCAAGCTTGCTCTTCGCTATTATTTACAATTCCAGCTATTACAATACTGTTCTCTTTGGGTGTTATAACACAATATCCTTCCGCATCATCCCAAGCCATTAGTCTAACATCTATCAAGCTTGCCTCGCCATCTCTTTCAACATCACAAACAGTTTCTCTTACATTTTTTGCTACACCAAAAACAATGGTTTTGGTAGCGAACTTTTCATGTCCTTTTTTTAAGGCTTCTGCAAATGCTTCTTCAGGTGTTAAAGCCACTTTAAACGATTTTAAAACTCAATGTGTTATCTCTATTAATATGGCTTGGTGCATATTCTACTTCTACCTTTTCAATCATGTAAGTGCCATCTTGCTCAGGTAATTTTGGATTGAGAATTTCAAGAGCATCACCAGCATGTGTACGCGGAAAACCAAAGCCAACAATGTTTCCTGTAAAACCTGCATAGAGTATTTTATGCAACCTTGCTTTAGCTGTTTTTTGTGCTTCCTCTTCTGTCATGTACTCGTTTAAATCAATCTTTTGCACTTTTGCATCTTTATCGCTACTGCCTTCAGAAACAATTACTTTTTTTCCTTTTACCAATACATGAGCCTCAACACGTACATTAAAGTCTACTTCCGTATTAAACTTTAATCCTTTACTATCCTTTACGTTTCTGCCAATTATGTATTGATGTGTTTGGGTAAATGATGGATTGAAGTCATAGGCAAAACCTACCGATAATTTATTGCCATTTATACGGCTGTAAAAGCCATACTTTTTCTTTAAATCTTGCAATACACGATAAGGCGATACGTTACTAATCACCGTTTTGCCTAAGTTGGTTTTTGGGGCTTCTACTTCGTATTGTGGTGCAATTTTGGTAAGCAAATCAATCAGTGTAATATTTCTATCGCTTACAATTACGTTACCTTGTCTCAACAAAAACAACTCATCACATTCAATTTTTACAGGCCACTCAGCACTAATGCCAGGCTTTACAAATCCAGTAAATTCAGTAGCAATGTCACCATTGTAGCCACATTTAATTTCAACTGGGTAACCAGCTTGTATATATTTTAAAATGGGATTGCCTTTAAGTTGCTTGTAGTTTTTTGCTATGGTTATGGTTGCGTAATCGCTTATATCTTCAATACTTTCGTTAATGGTGAAGCTGTTGATATGTGGTAAAACAATATCACCAATAATTACTTCAGCTTGCATATTTAAGTAGGCCATAATTGCGAATAAGAATTTCATGTGATTATTTTTTTCTTAAGAAAAATTCTACAGGTTTTATGCTAAATGCTTTTAAAGTATAACTCCAAGTGTCATCAAAGCTCTCCACACCTTCACTGTCTATCTGTTCAAAGTATATGCTTCTAATGCCGTGGTCTTGAAAAATTTCGCTCTCTACTTCCCACATATCATCTGTATTAAATACGCTGATAAGTGTTCTCACTTTTTGGCTTGGGTAGTTGTGGTTTACTGTATCTATCAATAAACCTCTAATGGTAATGCTCCAAGGCTCGTGACCATATTTTTCTACCACTTCTCCTTCAGGGCCATCTAACACAGTTCTTTCCTGCCGTTTGCTTTTGCTAAAGCTTACAATCGGTGGTGGAGCAAACAAACCACCTAAACTGTCATTCAAATTGTAATAATCAAATACCAACTCAGTACTTCCATTTCTTAACAACATGGTTTCAAAAGTGGTATTGCTTTTTACGTAAACACCAGCATTTTGAATAGCCGTTTTAAAGCCTTTGTTTTGTAAATCTTTCGGTACGTTGCCACTAACAAAACCAAATGCTTTTTCAAAACGTTTTCCTAAATCAATTACTCGTTTGCCTCTTTGCTGTAATTCTTTACCAGTATTTTTTGTTCCTTCCAAAAGCGTTTGTGTGCTTCTTGCCAAACGTTCAGGATTAATGGCTTTATCTAGAGAATCAAAAGGCTGAACCGCTTTACTACGTGCCTCTTGTAATTGTTTCTGTAGATTATCCATTGTTTTTCATTTTTACTGGTAAAAAACCATACTTTTCTAAATGTTGCCAGCGTTCAACTTTATCAAACCACTCTTCTTCAGTAACAGTTTCTGGATGGCGTATTTGAAAAAAAAAGAGGATAATGCTCAACCAGTGATCGTAGTAAGCAGTAACCTCTTCTTCTTTCAACGCTTCGCCAAATCGCTGGTTTATAAGTTTTTTACTACAGCTTTACCGATTGGCAATATTTCAGAACAAGCTGCAAAAGCGGCGTTGAATAATGGATTGTCATTGCTAAGGCTGCTTATTTGTTTAGCTCGTTCTTCTCCAACAACACAATCTTTAATCAACATTTTTTTTGCTTTGTAAGGTTCTTTATCAATAATTTTTTCAAATTGAGTAAAGACAAAAGCGGTTGGTCGTTGAACGATAATGGATTCCACGTAGTTTCCATTATCATCGAACAATTCTGCTAACTTTACATTTGTCCTTTCTGTTTTTGCTTTTTCTAACATTTCTGGTGTTACGTAAACTGGTAATGCTTGTTCCATAATTAGAGCAGGTTTTATGTGGTTTTTAAATAATTTTAAACGTCTAGTTGCATACCTGTTACGAACATTTCATAACTCATGGCTAATCCTTCTTCTCCAGTAACCTCACGGCCATCGCTTTGAAACTTCATGGTTATAATGTCGTTTACTTCAGCTAACTCGTCATTAGCATAGGTAACGGCTGCATTAAAGGGTTGCAAAAGCGTTAGATCGCTTACACCATTTGCTTTGGCAATGGCTTTAATGCGTTGCACAGCAGTCATGTACAATTTTAGGCTGCAAGTCATTTCAGAAATGCCACCCATACTCCAGCTAGAGAGACCTTTTAAACTCTTATTGTGTGTATGAGCTCTTTTATAATTGTAGTTAATCTCCATCACTTCATCTTCTTGAATTCCTAATAAGGTAAGAACTGTATCGCCGGGATGATATTGGCGGTTAACTACTACTACTGTATTTGCCATAGTGGGTTAAAAAATTAAACGGTGAAAGATTTTTTTAGGCGTACCGTTCCAGCGATATTGTCTAATATCAATGTGGGTACAACTTCAAAATCTGCAAATAAGGTTTTAGGAGGTGTTACGAGGTCGCTGTTAGCGTCAACAATGGTTCTACCTCCACTAATAAATCCAGCTTGTTGGTACAACTCAAATACTTTATTGCCATCTGCTTCAAGCAATTTTACTGAACCACTAGTAAGCTTTCCAGTTGAGGTGTTTGCTGGCATTCTACGTTTTACACTTTGTAACAAAACGTTTCTTAAACTTCTACTTACTTCGTTGAGCGTTCGAGCGTAGAATATCATGTGATCATTAATGTTACCATCTGCATCTACTCTAATTTCAACACAAGTATGGTCGCCATTCCAACGTAAACCACTTACAGCTTCAGTATTATAACTAATTGGGAAAATGTAACCTTTATCGTTAAGCGTTTGTAAATCAGCTTCTACTTCGCTAATTTTTTTATGATTGCTTAAACCGCCTACAACAAAGAATCCTTTAGCTGCATTACTTAAATTAAAACTTGCTACTTCAGCAATACTTTGATTCATCTCAGCAGCTGCAAGCGTTCCTAAAGCTTTACCAACGGCAGCATAATATTGCGTTTTTGTATTAGCAGTAGCCGTTTTACGTGCTTCTGCATAAGTCCAATCCTGACCAATTACCACACTTACATTTGGAGCATCTAAACGTGCTGCACCAACTACAATATTGCGTAAATCTATGGCTGTGTTAACGGCATCTGCCAATCTTCTACCTTCTATAAGTATATGCACTGGCCTATCTGTAGCAAAAGCCCAATCAGCTAATACCTGTGCTTTAGGTAAAGCAGCTCTAATAGGTGTGCTAATGCCGTCAGTTGTAGTTTCGGCAGTTGCAATTGGTATATTCCAACTTAATGCAACATTTCTGATTTTACCAGCACCAAAAACGATTGCCTTTTTTGCAAAAGCAACAGCCGCATCTTCAAGAGCATCAGCAGGTGTAGGTGCATCTACTAGGATAATGGTTAAGCTTGTACCCTCACCAGCCATGTCGTAAAAATCAACAATATGCCTGTGCAACACTACATCTTTGGCTGTATCATAAGCAGCCGTAATTCCAAGTGCTTCAGCTTGCTTTAAACTCTTAACCTCAACAGGTACATTTACAACAACAGTAGTATCTGCAACAGCAGCATTACTTAACAATACACTCGGAGAAGTTGTGGGGCTACTTGAATTAGCCCCAACTGCTCCTTTTTGTATGCCTGCTCCTTTTAGGCTACTCATTTTATAATAATTTAAATGACTTTTAAATGTGGTTTAAAAAGAGCTACCTACTTTATTCAGTAGCCCTTTTGCCTTGCTTGCTATGATGATTGCGTTTTATTTTGCTGTAACATCTTCAGGAACTTCGATTTCGATGGTATCACCGATTTTCATTCCTTGTTTTACCTGCTCAGGATACTTGTCTAAAATTTCCTGTGTAACCTTTACAGACGTTTTTACCATTTTTGGCTCAGGTGCTTGCTTTTCCTCTTCTTCTGAAAAATCAAACCCCACAACCTCATCTTTATTACCGCTTAATTGGGCATTCATTTCACTGGTAAAAAATTCACCTTTTTTGTTTACCCAAATTTTTGTAATACCTAAGCTTTTGGCGGTTTCTTTGGCTTCTTCAGCGTATTTTTCTTTTAGCTCTTTTAACAAAGCAGCTAATTCTTTTTTTTCGATAGCCATATCAATTTTATTAAAATGAATAATATTTTTTTCTTAATAAAGGCACTCAAAAAGCATCATTACTATGCTCCTGGTGCAGATGCGATAGCCCCAATTGCCTCTTGCTTATATGGCACTACTAAATCGTAATGACGGTAGTTGATCAAGCTTCTTTGGTTTTGAGGGTCGTCGCTGCTTTTGCTAGCATACACCTTTGTTTGTCCAGTAACGGTTACCACTCTAGCTGAATGCAAATACACACTACTTTCAAAATCTCTACCAGCTTGTGGAACAGCACCATAGCTTGTTTTTGCTCTAGTAGTTGTGTTGATATATGGAGCATCTTCAAACTCAAAGAATTCAAAATTGAACATCTTGTTTAAAGCACCAGTTTCTTTGTTGTACCATTGATTGGCAAACTTTTCATCTTGCTTTAATAAGTCGTTGATGTGGTCATTACACAATACCATTCTACGACCAAGCTTAGGCTGCTTTAAACGGTTTAACTTATCTCTAAAATCTAATAAATCTTGGATTCGCAACATTCTACGACCTGCTACAACGTCTCCTGTAGTTAATAATATTGGCGTTGCGGCCGTATTTGCAACAGGACAAACAGAGTGTAAGGCTCTTGCATTCTTCTCTTCTTCAATAGAAAGGATATGACTTTCTTGAACAGTACGAATTTTATCGTATGCCAAACCAAACAATTCATCATCTGTAATTGGTGTTGCTTTGGTTTGGTATTTCCTTACTGAAATAGCTATATTCTCTGCATCTAGTTGCTGTATAGCTATCGGGTAAGCGGTATTATCTACCAATACATCAGGCTTTACACCAAAATAGGCAAGGTTAATCACCAATGTTTCTCCATCAGCCAACATAGTAGCATACTTACCTAAGTTTTTCAATCCTTGTCTCCAGCTATTATTATTGGCATTATCAAAACGCTTGATTGCTTCACTTTCCCATGCTTGACGATAAAATGTTTCGTAAAAACTGTTTTTCGGCATTTGCACCACAGGTAGAAAACTTAAAAGCGACAAAACAATTGCACTAAGCAGCATGGGAACAGCAAACAACACATGTAAGGTTACGGTAGTAAAAACAATAAAAAACAATGCAGTCATTACGTTTGCAGCACTGTACTTAACTTTTTTCATTTGTATAGAATTAAATTTTAAAATTGATTTGTTACGTAGCCTTGTGTTGGAGCAGGATTGTTGAACAAAAAAATTTATTGTAAATCGGCAGCAGCAGCTTCACCAAACTCACCAATGTATAAAGCTTTAAACACGGCCTTATCTTCGGCTTTGGCACTCTTACTTAACGCCTCTAATCCATCAGGGTCTTTTTCTTGCCATGTAGCCCAATTCCATGTTTTACGGTCAGTAGCAACAACACTAGTTCCTGTTGGTGTAGTAGCGGAAGCAGTTGCTTTAGCTTCAGGTTGCACAATGTTTTGCAGTTGTGGCACTGGTTGAATAGCTGCTAATACAGTTGTTAAAGCGGTTGGATTTAATCGGCCAATTGCTTTAAAATTCTCCAGTTCCAATTCTGTAAACTTCTTGCCTAACTCCGTTTCTTTCGAAGCAATAGCAGCAACAATTGTTGCATCTTTTACATTTTGAACCTCCGTTGTAAGGCTTGCTATTTTGGCATCCTTATCGGTAACAACTTTTTTCATAGCTTCAACCACAGCCGTTGTACTACTGTCTTTGGTTAAGCCTTGTAGGCCAAAGGCCATAATTAACGCTTCAATAAGAGTCATGGTATTTGAATTTGAGTTTGTAACACTTGTTGGCTCACTTGCTACCGCAATAGCAGAATAGCGGTTAAAAATGCTTTCAACTGCCGTTCCACTATCAGGCTTTGCAACAGCTTCAGTAGTAGCACTTTCACCTTCTATGGCATCGCACAAACCCATTTGCAAGCACTCATCAGCACTTAACCAATGGTCTGAACCATCTAAATACTTAGCTATTTCTTTAGTAGACTTACCAGTTCTTTTGCTAAATGCCTTTGTAAAGGCATCTTCCATATTTCTAAGCACTTTACCTTGTGCAAAATGGTCATTGGCACTACCACTTGTGTAAGCTTTTGGCACATGGATCATTACGAAAGAATTCGGAGCCATTACTATTTTTTTGGCAGGTAGAATAACTACGCCACCCATGCTTGCTGCAACACCATCTACATAAACAGTAACATTTAATTTAGTACGAACTAGTCTATTGTAAATAACATTTCCTTCAAACACCTCACCACCATAGCAGTGTAGTCGAATGTGTAAATTTTGATACTTTCTTTCGATGTCTTCGATAGTGTTATCAAAATCAGTTGAAGAATTCCACCACTGGCCAATGTAGCCGTAGAATCTTAATTCTGCTGTAGTGCTATTTAATTCGGTGTATCGCATTTGTGAAACCAAAAATGCGATACCGAAAACAGTCAAACAAGCCGTCCTGCAACGGTTGCAGAATATCATGCAACCGTTGCACCTCCTGTACTAAGCAGCTTCGCTGCTTAGCATTTTTGTGGGTATGCCGAAAGAAAAAGTAAAAGAAAGAGAGGCTGCCCTGAACATGTTTGTAGAGATGTTTTGGGATGCAAAACAAATAGCCGAAGCACTAAATGTTAGTGAAAATACTATTAGCAAATGGCGTGATAAATATGAATGGGATAAGCGTAGAGAAGACACAATTAACAACCCTATAAAAATGAAACGCCTAGTTGCTAAGCAAATGATTTTAATAGCAAATGGAGAAAAACCAACTATTGATGCAGATGCGTTAAGTAAGCTTTTTAAAGTCTATGAAGGAATTAGTGACAGAATTAATCCTGGTATAGTAGCAGCGGTTTTAAAATTAAAGGATGAATTTATGGCAAAAGAAGCCCCAAAGCTTGCATTGGAATTATTAGAATGGAATAAAAAGTTCTTGGCTCACATAATCAACACCAATGGATAATAAATATTTAAAACTATTTGCTGAATACGAAACACATTGCCAGCACATTGTTAAAAGTACAGTGGTGGATGTGCGTGAACGCCCAGAAGAAAAATTGAAACGCATTGCTAAGCAAGAAAAAACCTATATAGCTTGGTTTGAATACAATTTTCCACACTATGCAAAAAAGAAAAGTGCATGGTTTCATGTAATGCTTGCCAAATTGATTATTGAATTTAAAAAAATAAGACTATTAGCTGAAATTTTTAGAAGCGGTGGAAAAAGCGTACACATCGATATGGGGTTGCCACTGTATCTCTACTTGGTAAAAAAAGAAAATCCTTTTACGCTTTTAATCGGTGAAACTGATATAAAAGCAAAGAAGCTTTTAAGCGATATACAAGCAGAACTGCAATACAACCAACGTTTAAAAAACGATTATGGTGAAAAGGTTAAAAAAGGCGACTGGAGTGAAGGCAATTTTTTAACTGTAGACGGTGCAAGGTTTATTAGTTTAGGCTTTGGTAGCAGCCCTAGAGGTTTGAGGGAAGGACATCAACGTCCTACCTATATTGTAATTGATGATGTTGATACAAAAGCCCATGTAAATAACGATAGAATAATGCAGGAGGCTGTTGAATACATTACTGAAGAGGTAGAAGGTTGTTTTGATACCGATAGTGATGAGGACGCTATAGAAAGATTGGTTTACAGCAACAACAACTTTCATAAAAATAGTATTACAAACAGATTAAAAGCATTCTTTCAAAAAAACATTGACTTAGATAAAAAAGAAGGATACAAAACAAATTATCATATACTTTCTGTTCCAGCTGTTAAAGACCTTATAGATTTTGTACCAAACTGGCCTGAGAAAACCACCAGTGAGTATTGGAGAAAAAAGTATGTCCGTAATTCTCGTGGCTTCATGCGTGAATACATGCACATGCACGTTCAGGATGGTAAAATATTTAAAGCTGAACAAATGCAACATAAATTGATGTTGTCTTATGATAATTATGATGCATTAATTTTTATTGGTGACTTAAGCTATAAAGATAAAGCTGACTTTAAAGGCATGTTTTTGATTGGGAAAAAAGGAAAAGAATTTCATATTATTCATAGCTTTTTAAGGCAAACAAGTCGCCAAAATGTAGCAAAATGGCTCTACGACCTTCATCACTACAAAAAGCTAGGCAAACATAATATTACCTACAAAATAGATGGCTTATTTGCTCAGGATGAATTTGTAAGCGACTTTGACAGAGAAGGTGAAGAAAGGGGCTATTACATACCAGTTACAGCTAATAAAAAGAAGTATGGTAATAAATTCGACCATATAGAAAGTATTTGTGGTGTATTTGAACGCATGTGGGTGTACTGGAATATTGATGAAAAAGATACTTACGACCAAAAAGAAGCTATAGATCAGTTCTTAGCTTTTCAAAAAGGTAGTCAATCTGCTGACGATGGCCCTGATGCCATAGGTGTCGGAATTAAAGAATTAGATGCTATGACTTTCATAGACAAATTCGAACCCCAATTTGTAAAAAGAACTTTCAAAAACAAACGATATTAATTATGTCATTTATAAAACACGAAGATTTTAACGGCTTTATAAAGCCTGAAATTTTACAGCAGTTAATCGGCCAGTCCACAAACTCACAGCCTTCTGAGGCATTTGTCAGAGCTACTGATACGGCTATTGCCACCATTACCGAGTATTTGGGCGGCCGATTTAACTGCTCCTTAATTTTTACACCACACACTACAGGCAGCGATACACGTAATAAGCATATTATTAAAATAGTAGTGGTAGTGGCATTATATTATTTATACCACCAAGTTGGCACGAAAGATTTACCTAACCACCGCCAAACCGATTATGACGATGCTATTAGTTGGTTAAAAGATGCAGGTAGGGGAAACATTCAAACAACCCTTCCTTATTTGGAAAATTCAGAGCAAAAAACCGACATTTTTATTTCAAGTAGAAAACCGTTTAGGCATAAGTTTTAAAAACTCATTTAAACCTGGTTTAATCTCCCCATAAATCAATTATCTACATGGCACTTATACAAATACCCGACCGAGTGGCAAAATTGCCCATAATCAAAAAATTTGCCTTTGCCTTAGCGAATACAAAAGCACCCACCCAAACTAAGGGAGTGCAAATACAGGTTATAAACGAATTTAAAGACCGTAACAGGAAGGATAACCAAGATTGGATGGATGCACAAACATTGGCAACCGACCCAGAAAAACCTCGTTGGGCAATGCTCCAAGATATTTTTGATAAAGTAAGTGAAGAAAGCCATTTCCAAAGTCAATGGGAATTGCGGACAGATGCCTGTACTTGTTCTAATTATATGATTATAAACAAGCAGGGAGAAATAGACCAGGAGAAAACTAAAATCTTTAAAGGTGAATGGTTTGAAAAGTTTATGCTTCAGGTGCTGGAGGCTAAACTAAAGAAATACAGCGTGTTGCAGTTACAGCAAATCAATCCGATTCTTTTTTACCATGTTCCACGTAGAAACTATGTGTTGCAACAAAAATTGGTATTAGCTAAGGTAAGTGAAGACAAAGGGATAGATTTAAACAATCCTGCATTTGCTAGTTCTGTTATAACCATTGAAGATTATAGCGACTTTGGAATTATTAACTCGCTTGTACCAGTTTTAAACTGGAAAGCCAATACAATAATGGCATGGGCAGAAGCAACAGAAAAATACGGTTTACCACCTTTAATTGCTACAAGCACCAAAAGCGACACCAAAAGTTTACAAACAATTCAGGACATGTTAAAACAGGCAGGTGAAAGTTTAGTGGCCGTTTTACCTGAAGGAACAAAAATCGAAGTAATGAGCAATTACGAAAAGATTGATCCTGAAAAAATGTTTGGTGGCTTAATGAAAGCTTGTGATGAGTACATAAGTAAACGCTTAGTTGGTGGCACTATGATTAGCGACAACGGAAGCAGCCGAAGCCAAAGCGAAACGCACCAAAAAAACTTAGACGATAAAATTGCCGAAAGCGATAAACGCAGAATAGAGTATGTGGTAAATGGGCAACTAATACCTATTTTAAGAGCAAATGGTATAGCCTTTGCCGATGGAGATGTATTTGCTTTTGACCGTACACAAAAATTGACTTTAAAGGAACATTTTGAAATTGTTAAAGGCATTTTAGAAAAATACGATGTAGAGGAAGATTGGTTAATCAAAACCTTTCAAGTACCCATTATTGGTAAAAAAGTAGCCGCTCAACCAACAACCAACAACGGAAATTTTAATAATGCCTCTACTGCGTTTGCAGCAGCTTTAGGGGCTAAAGGTATTTTGCTGCCAAATTATATACAAGATGCTGGTTGTTGCCAGCATAAGGAAGCTGTAGCGGATGGTTTTGATTTTTTAAGTGAATTGAGTGATTTACTTATAAACACTTTGTTTAAAGGTGAAGATACGCTAGCTGTTGAAATTCAAAAAAGTGTAGCAACTTATACCAAGTTACAGGAAGGATTATTTGATGGATGGAGTAATAGGTTAAATGTTGGCTATGATGCTATCGACCATCATTGTTTAGCAGCTATGGAATACAACTTATTCGAATTTTCAAGAATAAAAGAGGCTGCCAATGTTATTGCATTAAACGAATTGTTATTTGATGAAAACAAAAATGTGAGGTCTTTTGATGAATTCAAAGTATTGGCTAAGCAATACCTAAACAATGCAGATGTAAATTATTTACGAACTGAGTACAATCATACTATTGCTGTTGGGCAAAATGCAAGCCGTTGGCAACAATTTCAGCGTGAAAAAGATACTGTTACATCTTTTGTTCAATGGCAAACGGTTGGAGATAGCAGAGTAAGAAGCTCACACCAAGTACTAGATGGAAAGGTTTTTAACTTAAGCGATGAAAGTGGTTTGGGTATTTGGCCACCGAGTGGATGGAATTGCCGTTGCGAAATGATTCAATATTTAGGTAAGCCTCCAGCAGATAGCATAACAACCAATGCTGAAGCTTTAAAACTTCTTGACATTAGTGAGAAAAGCCAGTGGAACATTAACAGAGGTAAAACTGAACAGGTATTTACTGCCAATGAAATGTATCTAAAAAAGCTAAACATAGCTACGGAGCAAAACCAACTTAGTTACAAGTTTTACAAACTTAAAAGTATGGCTGAATTGAATGATTTACCCATCATTGAATTAGATAATTCTATTACCAAAGACAATGTTTCAGAACTTTGGAAACCCAAAAAAGGTGAAAAATTTATGCGTTACGAAGATTATTTGGGTAGAAAAATAGTAATGCAAGAAAAAACCTTTAAAAAACATACAAAAGATTATTACACCAATAATGAAGAGTTAAGGCATCAGCTTTTTCCATTCATTCAAGATATTTTAACCAATCCTGATGAAGTGTATTTCTATAAGTATGAGGCAGGTAAGGATTATTATCAAACGAGTTATATCAAACATTTTGAAGGTAGAAGTTTGGTTGTAAGTACAGGTTTAAAAAACAACAATGTTGAAATAAATACTTGGTTCAATATAAAGGGCGAGGAAGAAAAAGTGAGAAAGGGGTACTTGATACATAAAAGCAAAAAACCGTAAAAATCCCCCTTTCGGCTATTGGCCGGGCCTCACAGAAGCCACCATTTAAAGGATTATTACGGTTTAAGTACTTATCTCAATTAAGACTACAAATATATAAACATTTTTTATGAACGGAGAAGCAAAAGTTTCTTTACTATTAGAAATTAAACAACGCATTGGCGGTGCATTGGCTAAGGCTAAGCAAACCGTCAACTCCAATGTTAAGGAAATTAAAGACAGGTTAAATAGTCTAAAAAGTAGCCATATAGAAGCATTTAATAGTATTAAGGATAGTATACCTGGCCTTTCTAGTGCTTTAGGCTCTCTTGCAAATCCTTACGTTTTAGCAACAACAGCAGTATTAGCTTTAGGAGGGGCTATGGTTAAAGCTAGCAACATTGCTAGCGATTTTGATAAACGAATGGCTAAAGCCAATGTTACGGCTCAAGAAAGCAAAGCCGATTTAAAGGCTACAGGCAACCAACTACTAAACACAGCAGCCTTTAGCAAGTTTGAAGGGGCTGCCAGTGCATCGCCACAAGCTTACAATATATTGTTAAGCAGTGGCATGAATAAAAACGATGCTTTGGCAACTGTAAACCCTACATTGGAAGCAGCCAAAGCAGGTTCTACCGATGTAGAAACGGTGGCTAGAGCAGCTGCCAACAGTATGAATAGTAGCGGCATTAAAGATGCCAATCGCTTATACGATATTTTATTTGCCACTTTAAATAAGGGCAATGCTGAATTTGCCGACATTGCCAACTACTTACCTAAAATTATACCTGTTGCCAAAAATGTAGGCTTAAATATGGAACAGGTCAGTGGCTCTTTCGCTTTCTTAACTGCTCAAGGTTTAAAAGCTGAACAGGCTGCTACAGGTTTAGAAAATGTATTTAAAGTTTTGGGCGACCCTGAAAAAGCAAAACGATTTGAAAAAATTGGTGTCAGTCTTTTTGACCAGGAGGGAAAAATGAAACCGTTTAAAGATACGGTTGAACAATTGTCAATTGCTCTTAGTGGCTTAAGCGACCAGCAGCGAACTAAAGTACTAGATAGTTTGGGTTTAGATATGGAAGCTGCTGGTACACTTTCTATCCTTTCTCAAAATGCAAAAGGATTTGGCGATACAGTAGATTTTGTAACCAATAGTACTGGACAATTTCAAAAAGCCATTGAAAGTGCCAGTACAGATATGGACGGATGGGTGCAAATTGGCAACATGATAGATGTTGCTTGGATAAAAGTGGGTCAAGCTGTAAATAGTGTTATCGGCCCAATAGCTGATTGGTTGTTAAATATCGGTCAACAACTAATGCCTTACTTGAATGCTCAAGCTGAAAGGTTTGCTCCTATTTGGAAGGGTATTAAAACTATATTGTTTGGTGCTTGGAATATTATAAGTGCCATTGGGCAAAACCTATGGGATTTTTTGCAACCGCTTTATCAATGGTTAGCAACTAGCGAAATGATAAACGATTTATTTTGGCTTTTTGGCAAAGCTCTCAGTTGGGGAGGCACTGTTTTGGGTGCAATAGGCAAAGTTTTAAAAAAAGTAGGAACAATTTTTAAAGCTGTTTACGATGTCTATATTTTACCTTGGGTCGAAGCAATTGAAGGGGTGTACAAAACCGTTAAAGCGTTTTTTGGCTTTGGTAAAAATGATAATCCTGTGGTGGAGGTAAAGAACAATCCTGATAATCCTAAACCTACTTCACCGAGTAGTATTATGCCACCATCACCCACTGGGCCCAATGCAAAGGTTTCTAAAGTATTAGCTGAAGGAGATAAAAGCAAAAGCGGTGGCACTGCCATACGTGGTGCTGAACAGGTAAGAAATATTACCACCAATATAGAAAACGTAATTGGTGGCGATTTTATAAGCCAAAACACCCAGTTTAGCCAAATGAGTCCTGCCGAATTTGAAAAGTTTGTTATCAATATTCTCACAAGGTTTACTCGTGGAATGGAAGTGGGATTAAATAGTTAAACATGCAGGAAACGCAACAATATTTCAAAATTTTAGACAATGTGGCTAAGGCTTATGAAAAATTGCCCGACCGTTGTGCAGCCGAAGCGGTTAATTTTTTTAAAGAAAGATTTACAAGTGGTGTAGACATTTATAACAAACCTTTTAAAAAAAGAAGCGATAAAGCAAAGCGAAATAAAGGCCGTGCCATTTTGGTTGATAAGGGGGTTTTGAAACGTGATATTCGTAAAGTTTTTGCCAATGCCAAAGCTGCATTAATTAGCACAAGTCGCCTTACTGTTCCTTATGCTAAAGCACATAACGAAGGCTTTGAGGGTACAGTTACCGTAAAAGCCCACCAACGACAACGCTATAAAAAGGTAAAGGAAAAGTACACTACTAAAAAAGGAAATGAACGCACTAGAACGAGTAAGCAGTTTGATAATAGCAAAGCCACTATTAGTGTACGCACCCACCAACGTAAAATGAAGATAGAGCAACGGCAGTTTATGGGTGTAAGCCCATTATTAATAAAAAGAATTGACTGGAGAATGTTTACCGACATTGCCACAGCCATCAAACAAAGCACCTAACTATGTTACTACTATTACAAAAAATTTATGAATTGTTTGAATTAGAGGAAAACAAACAGTTACTCATTGATGCTGGCTTACAACCAATAGCCACCATTGATTTGTATCGTGGGCAAACTTTAAACCCCGAACAATTTGAATTTTACGCCACACCAGCATTGTTTTTACAATGGAAAATACGGTGGAATAAACGCAGCGTAAGCAAGGTTAAAAACGGCATTGGAGAATTGATAGTGCATGTAGTAAGCGATGCTCCTGTGGCAGAAACTGGTAGCATATTTACCAATTATAACGAGGCATTAGCCAAAGTAATGGGCTACCAAACCATCAATGAGATATTGCAAGGCTGTACTACGGAGATGAATTCAGGTTTAGACTTGGTAGACGAATATCCTGTAGACACAGGTGTAATGGCCTACCAAGTGCAAGTGTATGAGTTTACAGCGTTTAAAACAGTGCCTCAAAAGCCGATTACCTATGTAGGTGGTAACGATGGAGATGTAGAGGTAAGTGGTGAATTAATAAAACAACTTTAAATTAATTTTATGGCATATTTAAACATGGAAGCTAGGGTTGAAACAACATTGAACGTAAAAGGTAAAAGTATACCACTTTTTTTTGGCAGCACAAACCCCGATGCCAAAACAATAAAAAAAGAATTTTCAATGGATAACCCTTTAGGAATACCAGAAGTTAAAAAGGCTTTAGAAGCCCATTATAAAAAATACTTTTACACAGGCTATACAGGAAGTGTTAAAGGTTTTGGTTATCCACAAACAAATGCAGGTGATGGTTTAGAAATCATTAACAAAAACAACACCGAAAGAAATGGTTTGTATTTTATTGAGAAAGTAATAGTTTCGTACGAACCATGCCACATTATACGTGAAAATTTTATAACCTATAAAATAAACTAGCTAACAAAACACGGGTCACTCTTAAGCAACTCATTAAAATTGAGTTGCTTTTTTTATTCAATAGTTAATCTAACCAACCGAATTTCAACATCTTCCAACTTCTAGGTGAATATTTATCAACACCATCAAACTGAAGGGTTATTTGATAAGTTCTTTTCAAAGGAACATTGTATAAATTTTTAAACTCTACATAACTCTGTACAAAATAAACTCCATTACCTTCATATCTACACTTATAATCACTCCAAGGAAATTCAGCAGTTTTAGGTGCATCAAGCATTTCTTTTACATAATCCTTTAAGATTACGCTTGCCATTGTACATTGTTCATCAATTTTTGGTTTTAAAGTTTCTTTCACAACAGTTTCTTTTGGCTTAGTATTTTTCTTCATTATGTTTCCAATAATTGCTAACACTAAGAAAATTGCAATTCCAATAATCCAATTTTTTTTCATAGTTTTTTAATTTAAATATATAAAATTTATTTCAGCCAATAGCCTTAACAGTTGCTCTTTTTTTAATTTGTTCTTTTAACTCTATTATTTCCTTTTCAAGATTTAAAATCTTGTCCTGTTGTAATGAAGATAAACGTTCATGATTTTTTGCGTTTAGTAAAAGTGTTTCCTCTAAAATGCTATTGCTTTTTTTATAGCTTTCAAGCTCACTCATTCCTTTATAGTTTCCAACAAGTTGCACTTTAGATAAATCATCATGCAACAACTCATCTATTTTATATCCAAAATAATTGGATAATGCAATCAAGTCTTTTACATTCGGAAAAACATTTTTACTTTCCCAATTAGACCATTGAGTAACGGTAAATTGTAGCTTATCAGCTATTTCAGCTTGTGATATGTTTTGTTTTTTTCTTAGCCACTTCAAATTAGAAGCCCAATAAATTTCTTTCATAAAAAAATATTTTCAGTATTTATTTGGATAAATCCAATTAAATACTATTTTTGTCTTGAAATTAATACAAGCAAGATATGAAAAAGCCTATTAGAAACAGAATTAAAGCTTACGACGATTGTGCAAGAGAAATTGCAATACTCTTCAACGTAACAGATGATTACATAAGAAAAATTGTAGCCGATACCAAACACCAGCGTTATAAAGGTGAAAAACCACAGGCAATTAGAAAAGCCTACATCAAATACAAACAAAGTAAGCAACGCATCATCCAGAATTTGCAACAAAACATACAAGCAGCCTAATTCTTTACAAAAAAATACACCAAATGAATCCTATAACTTATTATCCTAGATCTATCTCCGAAAATGCTTTATGTGGTTTCAAAATAAAAGGCACATCAGAGCCATTTGCAATAATCGAAAGATGTTATGAAGAAATATTTTATGATGTTTCTAAACTTTTAAAATTACCACTACATCAGGTAACGGCACTAAGACTTACTGCTCTTATTCAAATACTTGAAGAGAAAATTATTGAATATAATAAAAGAATTCTTCTGTTACAAAATCACATTTAAGCTTAAAAACTAATTACAATGAATACTATTACTTATTATCCAACAAACATTCCTAATAATGCTCTTGCAGGGTTTAAAATGAAAGGTCAAAAAAAACCAATAATTATTATACACTCAAGTTTGCCAGTTATTAAAAAAGAAACTAAACAAAATTCCCATTTTACCGCAAAAGTTGCTAAAATATTTGGTGTTAGCAATGAATATGTTAGAAGATTAAGAAACCCTAAATACGACAATGTTTACAGAGGGGAAAAAGCAAATGAAATAAGGTTGGCATATTCAAAAATTGAGACTGAAACAGAAAATATTACCCTCACTACATCTCTCAACAAGCATGTTGGAATTAACATTCAATTTTTAATAAGCCACAATTATACATCTCTTGAACAGGCAGCTAAAGCAATTGGCATTCCTTTAGAAAGGCTTGAATTTATTGTAAAATATGGCTTTACGTCAAATAAGGAATTAGAAGCTATAGCAAATCATTTTAAAGTTTCAAAGGAATTTATTAATGAAGATTTCGATAACGCCTAATCTATGCCATCACCAATTATTTACAAAAAAGCAGCCCACGAGGTTTGGATAGAAATAAACCAGCTATGCCAACTGCTTCCAAACCTAAGCAAAGATTACTTGCTTAAAAAAGCGTTTTACGCTTACCGTCAAAAAGTAAGTAATTGTTTTAGAAACAAACCATTTTTACCCTATGTGCCTGATTGTAGCTGGAGATATGGTAAGCTAGACGGTACATTCTATATTGATTACGACACAATTGCTGATAAAGCACCCACTTTTTACAAAACGGCTTTGCCTAGTAAAATTGAGTTAATTCAAAAAGCTCAAAATACTGCTACCAATCAACAAGATAAAGGAAGCTTACAGCAATTTATAGAAGCTTTCTTACAAAACAATGTCATTAAATTTTACCAATACTATGGCGATTGCACAAAAGCTCAACAAACTAAATTGGCTACGGCTGCTTGCTTTTTGGAAGCGGCTAAAGCCTACATACAAGCAACCAACACTAATTACAGTGGAAGTGACAGTATATTCAAAGACTTGGTTCAACTTATCGCCTCAGCAGATGCAGACTATCTGCCAAGTCACTACCGAAACTTCAAACAAAAACTACTGCCAGTGTTGCAAGGAACACCTGCACATGAATTAGTGCAGTTAAAGCGTAGTAACAACCAAAACGCAGCCGTTTTTTGCAACGATGAGCAAATAGAAAGCTGGATTGTAAATCTCCGTTTCAGTGGTAAAAACTTTACGGAAGAGTATATTATACGTAAGGTGCAATTCATGTGTACGGTTTTTCAAAAACCAACACCAAGTCGCCGATGGGTAGGCACTAAAATGGCAGAGGCACAAATAAAATACATTACTGCTGGTGGCCGTTGGGGAAATAGTAAACATGGACAAGGCTACAGAGGTTATACTCCTTTTGAAAACGCCTTACATGCTGGCGATTGTTGGCAAGTGGATGGTACTAGGGTAAACATGACCAGCTTTAAACAAAAGGTTACCATTATTGACGAGGAAACAGGTAAAGAAAAAACAGTTAACAAAGAAGCTTACTTAACAGTAGTAGCTGTAAGAGATGTACACAGTGGTGATGTATTGGGCTACACCTACAATTTAGCCGAAAACAGGTGGGCATACATAGAAGCTTTAAAAATGGCAGTTCAAGAAGCCAATTATCTACCGTATGAAATTGTGTTCGATAAATTTCCCGGTCACAACACACCTGAATTCATGGCTTTTCAAGCCGATTTGGAATTGCGTGGTGTAAAAGTAACCTATACGCATAAAGCTGAAGGAAAGGGAAAATTAGAACGTTGGTTTGGTACATTGCAAACGGTATTCATGCAAGAAAGCGACTACTACTATGGTGAAGGTGTACAAAGTAAACGCAAAGCTGCACACCGTAGCAAAGAGTACCTAGCACACTTACGCAAAGTAGCCAATAAAGAGGGTTGGAATTATGATAAAGCTGCCGATGAAATGAGCAGTTGCATAGAGGCATACAGAAGCACCAAATACAGTGTGTACAGCCGCAAATTTGCCAACTTACACCAAACACCAGCAGAAATACACAAAGCCAGCGAAAAGCCAAATGTAATACCAATAGCTGCTGACCAATATGCCTATTTATTTGGCTTAAAACGCAAAGCCAAAATTGCAAATGAGGGATTAATTGACTTTGAAATAAATGGCGTTACGTTCAACTTCCGTTGTGAAGACATTAATGTAGTAGCCAACCAGCAAACCGTATTAATTACTTATTTCTTAGAAGATTTAACCAGCATCAACATCTACGAATTAAACGAAGGCAAAGCGGTTAAAAAATTCTTAGGCACAGCTACCGAAATAAGTGCCATTAATCCATACGGGCCCAACGCTTTTGAAGGCTATGGTAAAGACAAAGCCATTATTCGCCAATTGCAAGAATATAAAAATCAAATGTTGCAGTATAAAATGGCGGTTGGGTTTGACGATATGGGCATTTTACAAGCTGGCAGCACTCATAAATACATTAGTCAAGATGCGGAAGATGCTGCCACACAAACGCTTATTGAAGGCAATACTGCCAACTTAAGCGATTACGACGTTAGTGATCAATATTAAACCAATAAAAAAAACACGTATGAAACTGCTCCTTTTATTTAATGGCTCAACACTCGAAACCAGTAACAATGCAAACTTGCTCTTTTTAGCCGTTTTCCTGTTCTTCTTTTTAGCAGCCATGACATTTTTAGTATGTATCATTTTTCTAATCTTCAAAGACATTCAAAAAACTAAAAAACAAATCAACAATGGAAGCAAAAGACCAGTTAAAGCTGCTTAAAGCAGGGTTTACAATCATCCGTAAAGAAGTAACACACATGGTTGGTCACAAGTTTACGAGACGTATTAAAGGCAAAACAGTTTTAAAACCCGAATGGCACACTTTGGAAGATGGCTTTACAACAACTAAGGCTTTAGAACAAAGAATGAAAGATTATTTACAAAGCCCACACATAGTTGCCGATTAAAAAGAGCGGTGTTTGCACCACCGCTCTACAACAAAACTTAAACACCGTTAAATTTTATTCCTATGCCAAATGTAACAACAGAACAGAAACAAAGCATCATTCAACTAATTGAAGCAAAAAAAGAGCAATTAGGCACATACGAAGCAGTCGCAATTTTTTGCAACGTATCACCAACAGCCATCAACTTAATGAAAGCCAACAAATACAACACCAAAGGCGATGAAGCTTGGTTTGAAGTTGGTTTAAAATTGGGCTTATTTAATACTTGGCTAACCTACGAAAACACCGACTGCAAAAGCATTGCTAAAGTGCTTCACGATGCAAGGGTAAACAGTACTTTTTTAAGAATAGTCGATAGTGGTGGAATTGGCAAAAGCACAGGCTTAAAATACTATGCTCAAAACGATAAAGGGGGCAATGTATACTATATACGTTGCTTAGAATGGGGTAAAAAGGAATTTATGTCTAAGCTATGCCAAACATTAGGAATAAGCATTTCTAAGGGCTATAAAAACCCTAACGAAATGGTAGAAATAGTAATTGAACACCTACAGCAAAAAAGCCAATTAAAGCCACAAATTTTAATTGACGAAGCCAACAAACTCAAGCGTTCTGCAAAGCTGTATTTAATACCCTTATTCAATGAGTGTGAAGATTTTTTAAGCGTTGTTATTGCAGGCCCTGAAGATTTAGATAAAGAAATTGAAACAGGTGTAAAAAACGGTTGGAAAGGCTATGATGAAATTGATAGCCGATTTGGTAGACGCTCAATTAAGCTTATTGGTAGCACCATACAAGAAGTAATCGGCATTTGCAAACTGAATGGATTTGATGACGAGGAAAAAATTAAAGATGCCTTTGAAAAAAGTAAGCCAGTGCGTAAAAATATAACCATCAAGTCTCAACCAGTTGTGTTGAGAGTAGTAACCGACTTACGCAGAATTAAACAGATGGTAAAATTAAACCGTAAATCAGCATAGATATGCCAACAGCAAGTACACATAATGTAACACGTACAGAATGTAGCATAGATATGCTAAAGGTTAGCAACAATAGATTGATAATTATTGAGCAAATAGTTACCAAAGAGGAGTGGATTGATATGATGCTTGATTACGGACAAAGGTTTGCCCACTTGTTTAGTCGCATCTACGATTCCGATGCCGAGAAAATTGAAAACTACCTAACGAAAAGTATTGTAGGAAACTGGTACTGGAGATGGTGGAAACTTAAGTGGATGCAAGATGATCACCATTATATATACAACAAGGTTCAAAGGATGGCTAACCTAACCTATGAACAATACAAATGCTACTTATTGAATGATGAAAACCTTGAGCAAGACTTGCTAGGGCTTTTAGAAATAGAAAACATTTTATAAATAAAACACCATTTTTTATCATGGAAACAACAACAACAGCACCAGTAATTGACATTAATAAACTTACGCCTGAGCAAAGGGCTGAATTAATGAAACAATTGGCTGAAGAGGAAAAAAGTAAAAAAGAAAACATTGCCAAAGAAAGAGCAAAGTATAAGGAACTTGCAGATAATGCAGTGCATACGGTATATCCAGTATTAAAGTCGGCAAGTGAAGCCTTAAGCGAAGCCAAAGAATTGGCATTCGATACCTTTAAAACGCTCACTAAAATGAAAGCCGAATTATACGGCCGTGAGGAAGAGCAAAACACCCACACATTTACCAGTAAAGATGGAGCTATTCAAATTACCATCGGTTTTAGACTAAGCGATAATTGGGATGATACAGCGAACACTGGAATTGCGAAAGTCAACGATTATATTAAAAGCCTTGCTACAAACCAAGAAACGCAAGTATTAGTTGATTCGGTTTTAAAGCTGCTATCAAAAGATAGTAAAGGTAATTTAAAGGCTTCTCGTGTATTGCAATTACGCCAAATGGCAGATAAAACAGGCAATGAAAGCTTTATCGATGCTATTCAAATAATACAGGATGCTTACAAGCCAACAAGGAGTAAAGAATTTGTACAATGTGTGTTTAAAAGCACAACTGGAGAAACACTTGTATTGCCGCTAAACATTTCTGAAGCACCATTTCCTTCCAAAGAAATAGAAGAAGAGCAGCCTCAGCCTACAGCTGCAACTGAAGAAGTACAGCAGTAGGCTCATAGGTAAATTTCAATGGTTAAGTTGTCCGCCTGTTTCTACAGGTGGTTTTTTTAAAAAAACTAAAATTTAAAAGCATGTTTCACAAAGAAAATTTTATCACAAAATTGGTTTTCTACATTCACTTATGGCTTGAAATGAATACAGAATTAGAAAAAATGTTCGCTAATAATGTTTTCATAATAGCTGATATACGAAAGCGTTTTTATTTTATAATGTTAAACGTTTTATGGAGTGGTAGGCAAGATGGATTGCATGAGTATGGCATATCAGATACAGAAACCTACAAAGCATTTACTGATATTCTTTTAATAGGCTTATCTCAATTAAACGAAAAAATTGTTGGCGTTTATAAAAACAATGAGGTAACAAGCGATTTAAGTAGGCTTATAATCATAAACATTATGATTAACGAAACAGTAAAAGAAATAGCCGTCGACATTGAAGAACTCTTTAAACCTGTAACACCATGCAACAAGTAATTACAGAACAACAAAGAACCTTTTTGTTAAGCAACCCTCATTTAAAAACAAAAGAAATAGCACAACTATTAGGTGTATGTATTTCTAAAGCTTGGCGAATGCAAAAAACAGCATTCGATAAAGTAAGTAAAGAAGAATTACAAGAGGTGCAGAAAAAAGAAGATGTTAAAGATGTGGTTTTGCCAAAGAAATACGACACTACATCTGAGCCAGTGATTGTAGAAAAACAGCAAGAAACAAAACCTTATCAACGCCCACCAGCTATTTATAGCAATCGTTCACCTTACGGCATTGCAAATGCAGGAATGTCTAAAAACTAAAGCCATGCAAGTATTACAAACAAGGGATTACGCTATATTCAAAAGCATCAATAGCAATCGAGAGGTTGATGCAAAACATGTAAAAAAATTAGTTGCAGCAATACGTCTAAAAAACCTATTGCACCTAAACCCAATTAGTGTAAATAAGGAGATGCAAGTAATCGATGGGCAGCACAGATTAGAAGCTGCAACCATTTTACAACTACCTATTTACTATGTAATTGATAGTAGCATTACGAATAACGATATTGCTATGCTCAACAGCAATAAAAAAAATTGGCAGCTTGAATATTACCTAAATTTTTATGTAGTAGAAGGTAAAGAAGAGTACAAAAAACTAAGTACTTTTTTAAATAAATACCCAAAAATTACACTCACTATAGCCATTGGTTTTTTTGAAAGTAGAACTAACACTAAGTCGCTTTTAGACGATTTTAGAGCAGGTGAGTTTAGAATAGAAAACGGAATGAAAGCCTATAGAATTGGAGAAATCCTTCAGAAACTAGAGCAATATGGCACATTCATTTATCAAGTAAGCTTTATCAGAGCAATCACTACAGTTAGCAGCTTAGAAAACTTTGAAATCAGCGTTCTGCTTCATCAAATAGAGCAGCAGCAACGAAGCTTTGTAAAGTGCATCGATAGAAAGCAATATACCGATATGCTTTTAGAACTATACAACTTTCGTCGTCATGGTAAAAACAGAATAAACCTTTAAAACCTCTTTAAACCAAACCTAAAATGATACTCAATAAAACACAAATCAGTTTTGAAGTGTACATGGAAAACGCCAATAAAATTGCTGTTGAAGAATATTCGTATTCAGTAGGGCATCAGTTTTCCGAGCAAGAATTTTTACAATACTACCAGAGTGGGGCAGATGTACACGAAGCTATTCAAACACACCAACAATTCGATTAGTATGAAAAATCAATATGCTAGAGTTTTCGCAATTATTAACCAACTAAATGCTCAAGGAGCAGCAGTAACCAAAGAAGATTTAGTATTTGATTTTACTGGTGGCAAACATTGCAGCTTATCAGCCTTATCGTTTCAAGAATTCAAAGAGTTCGAACGGCAAATTGTAAATATTAGCCCGAATAAATATACTAGTACCGACTATGTTAACGATAAAAACGATAAGCTTAGAAAGGCGATAATAGCCATATTTAAAAGCATTGGCAGAACGGTTGACGATTGTAAGGCTTGGGCAGAAAACTACGGCGTAAATGGGCAAAAAAAGCCATTCAATAACTATAACACAAAAGAACTGTGGTTGCTACGTAGAAATGCCGAAAAAGTAAAGAGAGATTTTATAAAAGCAGCTGCAAAAAAATTGTAAACACATGGCATACACACCTGAAAATAAATTGAAACGAATACAAGAAGTACAGGAATTCTTTAAGGCAGAATATAGACCAGGAATGGTAATGGAATATGTGTTTCATCAAAGTGTGTATCCCAAGTTTAAAATAAGTTTAAGAACATTTTACAGCTGGCTAAAAGTTGATGTAAAAACCGAATTGAAAAAATTAGAAGATGAAAAACGTAACCATAAAGCTCAACAGATTTCAATGGATAATTTTTGGGGAACTAGTGAAGCAGACAATGATGGCAGCACCAGTTGAAGATTGGGAGGTAGAAAGTACAGTTGTTGCCGATTGTTACAAAAGGCTCTTACACAAGTTTGAATTTTTTCCAACTGGTAAAAAGCATATAACATTCAATTTAAAGCTTTCAGAAAGCTTTGCAATTAATAACATTTTTTCACCAACCAGCGATGATTACAATGCTTTTGTAAGACCATTGATAGAACCAAAATTACCAATATGCAAACAGTTACCAAGTTTAGCGTAACCAGTCAAAAAATGCCTGAAGGAGTTATTTACACTTACAGCAAAGCTGGTCAGTTATTAGGATTCGAAATAAAAGAGCAAAGTATTAATACTTCAATTGTAGAATCGGTAGTAAAAAATCTACATGTACATATCAACAGCTTCATCGAATGGGCAAAACTAATAAGCAGTAAAAACGATGTAACTGTAGTAGAGCTAACGCAGGAAGTAACATTTGAAATGTTTTGGAACAAGTATAATGATAAGCAAAGAAGCAGTCGTAAACGCAGTTTAAAGCTTTGGGAAAAGTTAAGCGATGAAGATAGAGTAATGGCATTTTATTTTATAAATACTTATCTGAGAGTAAAAGGAAATGCAGAGAAAAAATATTGTGAAACCTACCTAGCTGCACAGCAATGGAGAAATTAAATCAATTACCAGCAATTGGTTTAACTGTAAAGGCTTTATGTCGTTGTAATATTAATCGACCAAAAGCATTAGGTGGCTCAAGTATTATAGAAAAGACAGTGCTAATTCGAAGAATTAAATCTAAATCAAATTCACAAGGATGGCAATGGTCACATAAAGACATAGAAACATATTTTACTTGGGGCAGTATTGTTACCTAATTAACAGAGATGAAAGAATTAAAGCAGAAGCTTACAAGGTATCATTAGGTGGAGAAGATGCGAATTCGATTGAAGAGCCTGAAAAGCTAGTTCAATTTTTAGACTACTGTTATAGAAATAATTTATTAATTGAGTGTGTTCATGAAAGCTTTTTTGAACGAGAGGCAGATTATGAAAACCCAGACTTTAAACCTTATGAATATCTTCCAAAATATACACAGCTATGACATTAGAAAATATTATCCAAGAGGCTAGAAAACTACTACCACCAGCAAGTGTTTTCAGGGAGGATAAAGTAAGAATTAGGGTTAACAATTTGCAATTGAATATTAATATTGAAAATCAATTGGATGAACCTACAGAATTTGATAGACCATATTATATAGTTGAGTTTAGAAAAAAATACAATCAGAATATACTTATTGGTTGGGAATTTGTAGAGTTATGCAATGGTTTTTAATAATATTTTCTTTTTATCTAACTAAAAAATGTAAAATTTTGCTGCCATAACAGCAGTCAAACATCTTTGAAAAACCAAAAATACAAACATCATTCACCATTTTAAACGGTGAATTACACGGTGAAGTTTTTACAAAATTCCAAATACTCAAATTCATTCACCGTTAAAAGCGTTTTAAACCGCATTTTTTTTAATCTTCTGTTTTTCCGCATATTTCTATAGAAATCAAATCAAAAACACAAAAAAGGGGCATTTCTGCCCCAAAAATCCAACTATAACCGCACAATACCCAACTATACCAGTCGGAAAAAATCGGCAAAATATACCTGTAACCTGCACAGCAGTACTATTTTATACGGTGAACTCTTTTGTTTAGTTAGTTTTGCCCCCTAATAAAGCGGCAGTGAAATTTAGTTCACTGCCGCTTTTTTATATTGAACTATTGATAAATTATCTCCAACCATCACCATCTAAAATATTACCCAATCCACCTAAAACACTGCCTCCTCTTTT